TCAGACTGTTGTTGAAGGCCATGAGAGTGAAAAGCTTTGGAATGATCTTGCCTCGATTGATTGGGAGGGGGTCAATTTGTTTGTCGAGGGTGAAGGTGAGAATCCAGCTCTTGATCCTGCTTGCTCTGCTGGTCGCTGTGAGATTTCTTTTTAAAATAGTGTATATTGTCGCTCTTCATCACTGATGCGATCACAGCAAAGTTCAAAATATTGTTTATCCTTTTCAATTCCAACAAAGTACCTATTTGTTTTAATTGCTTGGATTGCTGTTGTACCACTTCCCATATATGGGTCAATAATCGTTTGTTTTTCTTTGCTGCTGCTATGAATACAATTATTTACTAATTCAGGGGGGAATGAGCAAGGATGAATCTTGTTGGTAGTCGGTGCAATATTCCATATATTTGATAATTTCAATATTTTATTATCAAAAAAAACTGGTTTATTTATTTGATAAATAAGTTCATATTGATTATTAAATCTATTTGGGGAGGGCATACCTCTCATCATTCGATTCCAAATAATTACACACCATACTTTAAATTCATTTATCCAATCATAGGGATGACTAATATTGCTCTTTTTTCTTACGTGATTAAATCTTGAATGCCATTGATATTGGATTCTGTGATTATAAAAAATAGAAGATTTACAAACTCTTGACAGTTGTTTTAATAATAATTTTTGAGTTCTTTCATATTGATTTACATCCATATTATCTGAATACCAATTATTAAATCTTTTAATTTTACTTTGTTTTTCTAGCAGAAAAGAACCTAAGTTATAAGGAGGGCTCGTGATAGCAATCATACAAGATGAATCTTGTAATTTAGGCAAGACTTCCATGCAGTCAGCATGATACATTATACCATTATCAAATTTAATACTTTTCATGTTTTGACCTAATCAAGCTCTATCAATGGTGGTCGGGTTCCTTCAGCACTTGCAAACATGATCTCATCACGAAGCTTCTCATCTTGTATCATATTCTCAGCAAGCTCATCCGGTGAGTATGATTGACCAATGATCTCGGGATATACAGCTCTGAGCATCGCAGTGAGACAACGTTTGTGAAGCATTGACTTTCGCATTGACTTCCATGCTCTCTGATTCAATAGACCACGTGCTTGAGCATCCTCTTTTGTGAATGTCCAAGTATGAACGAAATCAAACTCAAGCTCATCACGTCGACGAGTCTCGATTGTGCATAAGTCATCATTGAGTTCAACGATTCGAATGTAAGCACAGATCTTGACACTTTCATGATCCTTGTATCGACGAACGACACCAGCCATTGCATCAGCATTAAGAGCAGGCTTGCCAGAGATCACATAAGTATTTGCCAATGTCACTGCAACATTATTCTCAAAGAGATGGCCAAAGGTGAGGAAGGCTTTGACATTGTCATCAAAGTCTTTATTGCCTTTTGATAGATTCTGAATTAAATTGATTGTGTCTTGATGTAACATAAACTTTCTCCTTGGGTGTGTTACGTTAAAAACATTTTGTTGATTTATTTAAAGATGGTGTTGAGCAGCCATTGAGTTTGTTCTTTGGTTGCTCCTCTCATCTTTGAGTCATACATTGTCACGAGCTTCGCAAAGTCACGACCATCGAGGCAAAGACATTCAGCAGGGAACTCACCAAATTCAAAGAGTACTTGGTCAGCTTCCTTCTCAATCATGTCTTTTGTGATCTTGCCTTGATTGATGAGATATTGAATACCTTCATCTTCTCTGATCTCAATTCGTTTCATAGCCTCGAATAAAGCAAGGACGATGTCATGATTGATCACTGATGAGTATTTGCTCATTGTCATTGGTGGTTGTTCCTGCCAAAGCATAATGATGACTAAAATTAAAAGTAAAGCGATTAAGTAAAGCATATTAGAGCTCCAATAGATTGTCATTGTTAATAAGTTCAACGAGTTCAAAGTGAAAGAGTTGCATCTCTGTGGCATGATTGCCGGAAAGAGTATACAAGAGAGTTGTTGTGTCACGACTTGGATCACCATCGTGATTGTCATCACATTCCAGCATTCCAGTGATCTCAAAGATCTCTCCTGTTTTTGGGTTCTCAAATGTATCAATGAATGAGAATCTCATGCTTCATCCTTCCTGAAGTCACTGAGTGTTAAGTGATAGCCTGTCATGTCTGCCAAGGCTTTGGCAATTCTCAAAGCAGTATCCATTCTCATGTCTCCTCTTAAGTATTTTGAAAGACTTGATTGATGAATCTCCATACGTCGAGCAAGGTCTGAAACTGTATATCCTTCTTTGGCAAGTGCTGCTTTGACTGTTTTCTTGAGTTTGTTCATGTTACCTCCATGAATGTTCTGTGTTGATATGAAGTTTCTTACATGAGAAAAAAACTATTGTCAAATAAAATTATAAAAAAAGTTAAATTAAATTGACAAAAGGTCAAGTCAGTTATATAAAGAGAGTCATTCAACAACAACAAGGAGAAAACAATGAATGAATTTGAAGTGCAATCATTGGTCATGCAAGCTCGGAAGGTGAAGCCAGCTGACAAGTTTGTGATGATCTGCATCTTGAAGAATGTTGATTGGTCCACTTGGAGAGGATCAGTCAGATTATTATATATAAGCAAGAAGTATGATGTGAATCTCAGAACGCTGCATCGAATCATCCAACGATTGAAAAAGCTTGGATGGATCAGAGTCAACTCGAAACCTGGTGAGACAATCATTGATGTGGATCTCAAGACATTGACCTCAAAGAATGGCAGTGTCAAAATGACATCTAGTGAATGTCAAAATGACAGTGTCAAAATGACACAGTGTCAAAATGTCAGTGACAAAATGACATCTAGTGAATGTCAAAATGACATCATGGACAGTGACAAATTGACATCTAGTGAATGTCAAAATGACACTCATAACAATATAAACAATAATAATACAATAAAGATCAATGAAGAGAACCAGGAGTATGCAAGCAAACAAGAAGCTCTTGAGCATACTTCATCACAACCTTTTGAAAATCTTTCTTATATGGTCGATGATCGTGACAAGGTTCCTTTTCATGTTCTCAGTGCAAAGCATAGGAGACTGGAGATGGAGCGACGTTGGAACAAAGATGACATTTCAAAGCAAGATCACAATGTGTTTGCAATCCGACGAGTCAGAGATACTTTTGAAAAGGAGGAGATCAGAGAAGATTTTGATCTTTACGATTCAACTAAACCAGTCAAGAAAACATGGAGATAATTATGAAAAGACTTGGAGACAGTGAACAACTAAAAGTACTATTACATTCATTCAAAGCAATCCTTGAAGATCAAGGACGAGTAAAGCCCGAGCCTCCTGAGCATCATGATTGGAGAGACTTTGATGCTGATTACTTTCATCTTAATGGTTTGATTCGTGCAGGTCGTAATCGTTCACTTGGCATCAATGATCCTCTTTGCAATACTTGTATAGAAGGATATGAATATGTGAGAGATGGCATTCATCCCAATGCAATCCCTTGTCGCAATTGTGGAAAGCTCAGAAAAGCTCTTAATCGTTTGCTTCGTGCTGGACTTCCCAATGATGCTCTGAATGCTTGTATCTCTGCTTATGAGTTTGATAGTCCAAATCAACAAGGAGCTTTTTATGAGATTATGAATTGGGATGGTCACACATCACCACCGTCATTCATGATGTACGGTAAACCTGGCAACGGCAAATCATCACTCTTATACATCATTGCAAAGCACAAGGCAGCTGATGGATTCAGAGTGAAATATGCTCATCACTATCGAGCATTTGAAGCAGAGAAAAAGTCATGGGCCAAAAAGACAGGCTCAAGCCATCTCGATTATTTCTTGCATGATGTGGATATTCTGTTGCTCGATGAGTTTGGTGGTCTTGGTGGTGGTGTCAAGAAATACTCTGATTGGTTTCGCAATACTACCATCGAGTTGATTGGCTCAATATATGAACGATGGAAATCCGGAAGGATGGCAGTCATCATCACAACAAACATCTTTCCAACTGCACTCAAAGACACTCTCTTTGAAGATAACTATGCAGTACTCTCAAGACTTCAAGAAATGTTTCAGCATCCAATTGAGATCACAGGACCCGACAGAAGAAAGCCTCTTAATAGGCATTCAGTATGGGGAAAATGAAGTTGATGCCTCAAACAGAAAAGTAAAACGCGCACTCATAGTGAAAAGACTGAGACATCAACTCCATTGAATAAAAGATAATTTACACCATCCCAAGAATATTGACAATCTAAAACTTGAACTTGTTTGATCCCAGCATGATGAATCATTTTAGCGCAGGCCATGCATGGAGGGACAGATACAACAATCCAACAATCTTCCAAGCTGACTCCTTTTCTTGCAGCATTTGCAATTGCATTCTGTTCAGCATGATGGCAGCCAATCTCCGTCCTTGTGCCGGACTCGATTGATTGACAGTTCCTCAAGCATCGATTGTCACTTCCACAAAGGTTGGACTTTGATCCACGAGGTGGTCCGTTGAATCCTGCTGATACAGGATTGTTATTCTTGTCGATGATGAATGCTCCAACCTTACCACGTGGACAAGGTGACATTGATGCAATAAGCAAAGCATGTCTCATCCAGTGCTCTCTCCACTTTGGATTCATAAACAGACCTCGAGGACAAAGGCCATATCTTCATCACGTTCAAGAATTGATTTGATGGCCTCGGCATAATAACGAATTTCAGCTTGTGCATCTTTGGCAAGTCTCAACCTCAAAAAGTGAATGAGTGCTTGAAGGCTGCAAGTCCAATAACATTCCGAGAATGTCGACAACGGAAGCACGAGTCGAGCTTGCTCACGACACACACCCATATCAAGCAATTGATTATAAATAAAATATTGATGTTGAACACTCCACTTGTAAAGATCAGCCGGCTCATTCTGATTGGATAATGGTCCTCCCGATCCTTGCTTGACATTCTCAGCAGTCTCCCTCCATTCGTGAGGTTGATACATCTCATAATCAAACTTAACATACCGTCCCGATATCTCATTGAAGGTTGATCCAACCTGGTGCTTTTGCCATTGCCTCAGGACGAAGATCGGTGCTTTGATATGAAATGTAAATGTCACATGTCTGAAGGGTGATGTATGTTTGTGACTCCAAAGGTATTTGATAAGCTTTCGATCTTGTTGCCTCAGTTCACCAGTATGACGCTTTCCAAATGATACACGTGCAGCATTGACGATTGACAATGAGTCTCCCATTTGATCAACGAGATCCACGAACCCAAGACCATTGATTTTGTTTTCTTTCATTAAAGTATCCTTTTAGCTAATAACTTATTTAGTTATTGACTTAATAATTCATAGATGAGATATTAACACAAAGGAGGAAGCATGAAAAGAATTTTCACATTTCAAATTGATGATCAACTTAATTGGTATCTTCGTGATATTGCTTACAAAGAACGCTTGTCAATCGGTGAGGTACTTCGTCGAATCATTATAGATCACCGTAACAAAAGTAAGTCAGTCACAACAGAAGAAGAGATCGATGCACTTGATCAAAGGATTGAAGCTCTCAAAGAGCAACAAAAGCAATTAACATATCAAAGAGATTATCTCAAAGACAGAATCGAGGACAAATAATGGGATACAATCACATTCACATTTGTGGTCATCTTGGGAGAGATCCCGAGTTTAAACAAACTCAAGCTGGCAAGCCAATGATCAAATTCAGTATGGCAGTCACAAAAGTGTATGCAGGCAAAGAGAACACAACTTGGTTTAAAGTTGTTGGTTTTGGTGAGCTTGCTGATCGATGCCGACGCTCATTAGTCAAAGGATGCAAGCTTTCAATTTATGGAGAGATGGAGTCTCGTCAATATCAGCACAATGGCGAGACTCGATATGATTGGTCTGTACTCATGAGAAGCGTCGAGTTTCACACAAGACCCGAATCAAGCAAAAGAACCGAGCAAGTAAGAACCATCAGAAAGGATCCAACAAACCCACAAGTTGAGATTCACGATCCTTGGACTTGGGACAAAACATTCACACCAGAGAACGACACTGCAAAAAGCGATTGGAAGTGGGAGACGAATCATGTTGACACAACTTCATCATTCCCGTGGCGTCAAGAAGATCCAAACAAGTTCAGCAAATAAGAGAGATGTGATACAATGAATCCAAAACTTTTGACTGAATTTGGGAGAAGAGAAGCGATGTCTAATGAAGATAATGTTACAAATGTTACACAGTCATCACACACGCGCGACAGATACAAGTACTCTGAGGATGTTGCGATGGTGATCTGCACATATCTGAGGAACTGCTGTACAATCGAGGCATCTTGTGAGGCTGCCAATATCAGCAGACAAACATATTATCGATGGATGGATGAGATCCCTGAGTTTAAAGAATTAGTCAATGCAACGGTGTCAGATGTTGAGGCTAGTCTCCTTGAGAACATTCGTTCGTATGGAGATTGGAGAGCATCAGCTTGGATTCTTGAAAGACGATTTCCTCAACGCTGGGGACAAAAGAGAGAGCTTGATGTCAATGTCACAAAGCAGACCGGTGTCGATGTCGTTGCTAGTATGCTGACCAATATCATTAAACAAGAAAGCACCAATCAGAAAAAGGATGGAACTGATTGATGCTCTCGTGTCTTAACCTAATCCAATCCACAACTCACAAGTAATTAGAATTAAAAACTCGTGTTCGTCAAAACATGAGTTTAGTGAAAAGAATAAAAAAGGAATATCATGAAATCAAAAGGAAAGCAATATCCAAATGATTGATATCAACCCTAATGAGCTCCAAACACAAATCATAAAAGCAATCGGTAGACAAGAGAAGATCATTGCTGCTCGTTGTGGTTGGGGTAGTGGTAAGACTTCAGCTCTCGTCTTTTCGATGTTGCTCGTGTCCAAGATGAGACCAGGTACATCAAGCTTGATGGTGACTGACACAACCCCAAGGTACAACTCTGTACTTATGCCCGAGATTGAGAAGTGGTTGACTCCTCTTGGATGGACTTACAATCATACTAATAAATTATGGACAGACACAGAGAACGGCTCAACTGTTTGGTGTCGTTCGTATTATCGACCTGGTACAAGAGAAGCAACTCACAATCCTCTCGAGGGTCTCAACGTAACGAGTGGTGTCTGCATGATCGATGAATGTCAGACCTTGACTTCCGAGGTTGCTCACAAGGCTCTTGGTCGTTTGAGAAGTGGACCAAGTCCAATCATGATCCTTGTTGGGTTGCCGGTGATCGATGCTTGGTGGTGTAAGTTGGCAGAGCAAGCCAATTGTCAGCCGTTGTTTTTCTCCTCATATGTCAATCAAGACAACTTGAGTGAAGAGTGGTTTGAAGCAACAAAGCTCCTCCCTCCTGATGAACGTGAAGCGATGGTCATGAATAAGCCAAAACCTCCAAGTGGTTTGGTGTATTCTGAGTTTGATCATGAGAAGAATGTCATTGATGACTTCAAGTATGATCCATCCATGACAGGACGGATTGCAATTGACTGGGGTTTCAGAAAACCGTCGGTCTTGGTGATCGTATATGACGAGGTGAGAGAAGCCTCAATCATCATCCATGAATTCAACCCCAAAGAAGTCACCATCGAGCAGCTCAGTCAGATGATCCTTGCATTTGCTTGGCCTCGTGCCTTGATGTCAATGGCTCCATCCTCAAGAGTATGGCTTGATACAGGTGTTGCAGACAAAGCAGGTAAAGCAAGATCTGATCACACTGGCCTTTCAGCTTTTCGTATGATTCGCAAGCATCCCGACGAGGGAGGAATCGGATTGCCAATGAGGTCAACGACGGATCCGGTGAGGATCGATGTGCTCAATGGAGTGCAGAGATTGAAACGAGCTTTCAACTCAGGGAAGTATTTGATGACTCGTGAGGTATGGGAGAAGGGGGAGAGAGCAAGTGGCAACTCAATCAGAAAAGCGTTGTTGTCATATGCTTGGGATAACAAGGAACAACCAAAGAAAGACGGACGTGAGGACCCTCTCGATGCTCTCAGATATGATTGCATCTTCCATCACTGGACAGAGTCAGCACGTAACTATCAACCAAAGAGCAAACCAAATCGAAAGGTGAGAGTTGGTTCATCAAGGAAGGTCGAGTTTTGATAAGAAAAGAAATATTAAAACTATATGAGAGTGAGTTCATGTTGTATCAAGCTTTAAAGCTGACTCAAGACGTGGAGAAAGCCGAGGACTTAGTGCAAGATACTCTTATCCGAATTATGGAAAGACAAGACAGATACAAGCACAAAGGAAGTCCTGAAGGTTTTGTCACTGTTGTCATGAAACGTATTTATCTCAACAAGGTTCGTCATCTCAAAATCACAAATCGAATTATGGATGTGTACGCTCAAAAGTATAAGCCTTCAGAAAGTGACATGACTGACTATGTGTTTTGCAGACAACTGATCAAGGAAACCAAAGACAAGGATATTTTGAAATATGTTGCTCTTGGGTACAGGACCAAAGACATTGGTGAGATACTTGGTATCAATGTCAATACAGCATTCTCAAGAACAAGATACATGAGAAAGAATCTCGCAGAGTTTAAGGATTGAACCATGACACCAGCAAAAAAGAAACTTATCCTTGACTTAGTTCAAAGGATGATCATTGAACCATCACAAGGATTCCCTCCTCATGAGTTTGAGGAGTCAGTCAAGTTGTTTATTGAGATCGTTCAAGCACTTCTTAAGGAAGATTATCAAAAAGATAATTGACAAATAGAGCTATCAAAATGATAATATGACCAAAGTGATATTGAT